ATTCGCTGAGCTCAAAAAGATGGAAGGTAATGCAAAGATAATTAAATTTATTGCACGTGATGAAAATACACACTTAGCCAGTACAACAACTATGTTAAAATTATTAAGACAAGAACCTGGTTATGAAAAGATTGCAAAAGAAACAGAACAAGAATGTGTTGATCTGTTTATGAATGTAATAGAACAAGAAAAACAATGGGCTGAATATCTATTTAGAAATGGATCCATGATTGGATTAAATGAAACTATATTAAAAGATTATGTAGAATGGATAGGTGCTAAGAGAATGAGAGCTGTCGGATTGACATGTCCATATCAAGTACCTCAAATGAATCCATTACCATGGACAGAGAAATGGATTTCAGGTGGAAATGTACAAGTAGCACCACAAGAAACAGAAATAAGTTCCTATATCGTAGGTGGTGTTAAACAAGATGTCGATGAAGGAACGTTGAAAGGATTAAGTTTATGAAAGATAGTTTTTATTTAATAATTGGTATATGTGGATTTATGTATGGTATTATATCACATACCTATGCTAACCTAGAATATAAAGGATATGAAAGAGCACAAGCGTGCACAGGAGATTGTTATGTTAAATATGTTGAAGAAAATGGTACAGTGGTTGACCAACTCAGAGCCAAACAAGCTGCCGCTGCAGACGATCCATTTAGTTCCATTAGAGGACTTTGGGCGGGATGCGCAGCGTGCCATGGACAAAAAGGTCAGGGAATGGGAGCCTTTCCAGCATTGGCGGGAAAAGATAGCGAATATATATCTAACAGATTATATCAGTACCAGAATCGTGAAACCGTGGGAGCGATGAGTTCTACTATGTGGGCTCAAGCAGGTATGTTATCAGATAGTGATATTACAAACCTAAGTAAATTTATAGAGGAGACAATGAATGATTAGTATATATGGAAAAGACTTTTGTCCGTTTTGTGATAAAGCTGTAGCTCTATGTGAAAGAGAAGGTTTAGAGTTTGAATATAAAAAACTAGGCAGAGATTTTGAAAGAGAAGAATTAATGGAAACATTTCCTGGTGCTAGAACATTTCCACAAATTATCTTTAATGGCGAAAAGATCGGCGGGTATACAGAATTAGTCGAACATATCAAATGATATTAGAATGTGAATATTGTTTTAATCGTATGGTAATTAAACCAGACGAGAGAGACGTTCGCATCAATTTTTGTCCTCATTGTGGCGAACCACTTGACGACGAAGATGAGCTAGATTTCAATGAATGATTGGACTTACAAAGGTAAGAAGTTTACTCCGCCAGATGATTTCACATCCGACGATTATTATGGATTTGTCTATTGCATTACGCATCTGGGAACCGGGAAGAAGTATATTGGAAAGAAGTTTTTCTGGTCCAAGAAAACATTACCTATCACAAAAACAAGGAAAAGAAGAAAAAGACTTTTAGTAGAATCAGATTGGAGAGATTACTATGGTTCTAATGTACATCTAAAAGAAGAAGTAAGTTCACATGGAAAAGATTTCTTTAATAGAGAAATATTATACCTATGTAAAACAAAAGGTGAATGCGCTTATATGGAAGCTAAAGAGCAATTCGATAGAGATGTACTTATTGACGATAAATATTATAATGGTATTATTAATTGTCGTATTGGAGCTAAGTCAGTAAAAAATTTAAAATAACAGTTTACATTTACTCAATATTGTGTTATAATAGACTATTATGGCAAAAATAATTAAGTTCCCTACTGGTGAAGATATAACTAATCAACATAGGGTTAATAAATCAGATTATGATATAATCGCTGAGAAGTCAGACGAATGTATCGCTATATCACAAGAACTACTTTCTATCATGGAAGAGTTTATCTGTACTGGTCAAGTATCAGAATATCAAGAATTAATGAACATGAACTTTAGAGACGAGGCTATGGCTGAGTCACGAGATATGTTTGTTGTAGTGAATATGATAAATGCTATGTTAAATAGATACATGGGTATACCTCATAGATTTCAAAGGGACTTAGATAAAGCATATGTTAAATTAAAACTGATGCCATTAGGAGGAGACGATGGGGAAACTTAGACAATGGTTTCGTAAGTGGTTTGATAGACAAGTAGAGAAATCGATGCAACGTCAAGCTAATAAATTATTTGAAAGAGGTCAAAACGGAAAATGATATTATTAGATTATAGTCAAATAGCGTTATCGAATATTATTGTACAAAAGTTAAATGACGAATCTATGATACGTCACATGATACTGAATAGTATTAGAATGTATAATAAAAAATATAGAGATCAATATGGCCAAATGGTTATATGTGCAGATGGTATGAATACATGGAGAAAAGATTATTTTCCATTATATAAAGCACATAGAAAAAAACATAGAGAAGAGTCAGATCAAGATTGGAATGAAATATTTAGAATTCTACATCTTGTTCGTGATGAAATCAAAGAGAACTTGCCTTATAAAGTATTACACATGGACGGTGTAGAGGCAGATGATATTATTGGAAGTCTTGTATTATTTACTCAAGAGTTTGGTAATGATGAACCAATAATGATTGTATCAAGTGATAAAGACTTTATACAATTACAAAAATTTAATAATGTCAAACAATTTAGTCCAATACAAAAGAAAATGGTTACAGATGAAAACCCTAGAACCTATGCATTTAATCATATAATGAGAGGTGATGGTGGTGATGGTATACCAAATGTTTTATCTGCTGATGATACATTCGTTACTGATAAAACTCAAACACCATTGAGACAAGCTAGAATCAATGAGTGGTTAGAAAACTCAGATAATCTCAAAGAGGTTATGGACGAGAACACTTTTAGGAATTATCAAAGAAATAAAAAACTTATAGATTTGACAGAAATTCCAGAAGAGATACAAGAAAGTATTATAAATAATTATGTAGAACAACCAATCGCTATGCGTATGAAAGTTCTTAATTATTTAATTAAAAAAAGATGTAACCAATTAATTGAAGTCGTGGAGGAATTTTATAATGGTTAAACCAGCAATACACGAAATATTTGAAAAGGCTGCTAGCCTGAAAACAAAAAAAGAAAAGATAGCATATCTACAAGAAATGGGTCAATACCCTGCTTTTAAAGATATACTAAGAATTAACTTTGATTATGATGTAGTATGTTTATTGCCGGATGGTGAAACACCTTACAGAAAAGATGATGCACCAGAAGGTATGGCATACCAATCATTACACAGAGAATATAGAAGATTTACATATTTTTTTAAAGGTGGAGAAGGTATGAACTTATCACCATTAAAAAGAGAGTCAATGTGGATTGATTTATTAGAGTCATTAAGTGAGGGAGAAGCTGACTTATTGGCTAAAGCAAAAGATAGAAGGTTGAAGTATAAAGGCATCACTAGGAAACTAGTGGAAGAAGCCTTTCCTACATTATTGAAAAAATAAGGAGGTGATACCAAAACCTTTATTATGCGGGGCAGGCAACTGCCCCATTTGACATCTAATGCTAAGTGTGTTATAATATACAGTATGAATATTTTTATTTTAGATAATGACCCAGTGATCGCAGCTCAAATGCAATGTGATAAACATGTAGTCAAAATGATTGTAGAATCAGCTCAAATGCTTTCAACAGTACATAGAATGCTTGATGGTAAAATGGAAAGAAGATTATCTAAGTCAGGTAAAGTAAGAGTTCAATATTGGAAATTAAAAGATGATAGAGAAGATGTGTTATATAAAGCATGTCATTTCAACCATCCTAGTACAATATGGACAAGAGAATCAATGCATAATTATAGATGGCATTATAAACATTTTGTAGCCTTATGCGATGAATATACACATCGATATGGTAAAGTACATGCCACAGATAAGAAACTAAGAAAGGCATTAGAAAGATTACCAGATAATATACCAGTGAAAAAAATGACACCATTTAGATTAGCAATGAAATCAAATCCAGAATGTATGTTTGAGGATCCAATAAAATCTTATCGTGCATTCTATAAAACAAAGGAAGCAAGGTTCAGTATGGTATGGACAAAAAGAGAAGTACCTACTTGGTTTGCGTATAAATAACATTATGCCATTATACGAATTTATAAACACAAAGACAGACGAAGTATTTGAAGAAGCAATGTCTATTTCAGATATGGAAAAATATGTGAAAGATAATCCACATATAAAAAGACACTATTCATCAGCACCAACTATATCTTATAGTGGTGAAGCATCTAAGGGTGTATTATCCAGAGCTGGTGATGGTTGGAAAGAAGTACAAGATAGAATTAAAAGTGGTATGCCACCAAGAGACCGACATAGGATTAAAACAAAATGAAGCGTAAGATATTAGACTCATGGAAAAGACCTGTAGAAGTAGAGGTTATTGATACTGATAGAATTCCACAACAATTAAATTTAAATTTTGGACCAAGAGATGCAACACCAGAAGAGTTTGAAGAATGGAGAAAAAATGAATTAGATTGGTGGGGTGATAGACAATTAAAATTTATTGCTATTGCTGTATTAGTTCAGTTAGGTGCATTAATATTTATGTTCAGTACATTTCAAGTAATAAGTTTAGGGTTAGGTAAATGAATTTTATACATGAACCCGTAGAATTAGATTATGCTGATCTAAAAACAGAAACAAAAGAATCAGGCAGAACTTATCTGGATCCAGAAGGTCATAGCTATCCAAGTATTACAACAGTATTATCGATACTAAGTAGAGAAGCTATACAAAAATGGAGACAAAGAGTTGGAGAAGAAGAAGCAAATAGAGTAAGTAGAATTGCTTCTCAAAGAGGTACTAAGGTACATAACATCATTGAAAAATATATAGCAAATGATCCAGACTATTTAGATGGTGTGATGCCACATAATATACAAACATTCAAAGATATACAAAAACAAATTGATGAAAATTTAAATAAGGTTTACTCAATAGAAGCACCTTTATATTCAAAACATTTAGGTGTAGCTGGTAGAGTTGATTGTGTAGGTATGTGGAATGGTAAAGATTCTATCATAGATTGGAAAACCTCACGAAAAGAAAAGAAAAAAGAATGGGTACATGGTTACTTCATGCAGGCAGCTGCGTATGCGATCATGTGGGAAGAAAGAACAGGTAAACCTATTAAACAATTAGTAGTTGCCATAGCAGGTGACGAGGGTGCTCAAATCTTCATAGAAGATAGAGATAATTGGACTGATCAGTTGATAGATACTATCAACGAATATAAAAGAGAAAAGATTTTTAGAGGGTAATATGAGTCATTTATTACAAGCTTTAATTAAAAAATTGGAAGGTCAGATTGAAGTTGCAAAAGCTAATGTGATGGTTTATACAAGAAATGCTGCTGGTATCGGTGAGCATGTCGATATAGTAGAAACCATGGAATTAGAAATTGCTAAGATCGCTGAAGCTGAAGATAAGATTGAAGCAATAAAAAAACATTTTAAATAAAAAAAACTTATAAATAGATATTTACATTAACACATAAATGTGTTATAATATACCTATGGAAAGTTTTAAAGAATACATATACGAAGGCAATAAGGGATTGACTATATTCGATATAGACGATACCATGTTTAAAACTAAAGCCAATATATTAGTAAAAAATAAAAATACTGGAAAGGTGAAAGAAATATCACCTCAAGAGTATAACAACTATAAGTTGCAGAAAGATGAAGAATTTGATTATCGTGAATTTAAATCTGCAAAAGTTTTCTTCAAAACGGCAACGCCAATAGCACGAATGGTTGAAAAGGCTAAAGCAATTATTAAGAATGCTACAGCCAAAGGTTCAAAGGTTATCATTGTGACTGCAAGAGCTGATATGGATAATAAAGATTTATTCATTAAGACTTTTGAAGCTCATGGTATACCTATGAAAGATGTTTATGTTGAAAGAGCTGGAAATATGTCAAATAAATCTAGTGCCGGAGCTAAACAAGTAATATTTAGAAAATACTTAGAAACCGGTGATTATGCTAGAATAAGATTATTTGACGATCACATGGAAAATTTAAAAGCCTTATTAGAATTAAAAAGAGATTTTCCAAATGTAGATTTTCAAGCTTATCAAGCAGACTTGAAAGGAAGTATAAAAAGAATTAAAGATTAATGTATAATATTATGAGAAGTGCAGCCTATGGCGAAGGTCATAAATACTTCAGGTGGTGGCTCATAAGAACAGGGAGATTGAATGCCAGTTAAATTAGGAAAAAGCGTAAAGAGAATAGATCGTGTTACTAAGGTAGCAACGATAGAACATGACTATATAAAATCTTATAGTACACCTGATCTTATAGAAAAATATAATAATCACATGACAAGAAAGAAAGACAAAAGAAAAATTAAAATAGAATTAGTTAAACGTGGAGGTGTAGTCTTTGGCTAAAGCATTTGGTGCATATTCTCAACAGCATATAGGAATTAAAAAAGGTACAAGCCAAGGACGTAGGCCGGACACATCTACGATGAATAAAAACAAACGCCGGTCTTTTAAAAAATATCGAGGTCAAGGAAGATGAAAAGATTATTATTTTGGGTGATTGATTGTTGGAGACTTGTTATGGATATGAGATATAATCCTCTTAGACATGTTAAGGACCCTTCGATTCAAATGTATATATATCTAGCTTTGTTTATAATGTGGAGTGGATATTTTGGTGTATTAGCTTGGACATATTTAGAATGGGTTAATTACAGTATAACACAATCTATCTTTATTCACTTAGGTGTATTGATACCATTGTTTATTACAAATGCTATATTCGCAGAGGCAGAAAAGAATGGTGCTAAGTGGTATAAAGATTTTAGATTACAACAAGACATAGAAGCTATGGATAAAAGATTATCACGATCTAATTATGAAAAAAGAGTTAGATGGGATTTAGATAGAGAAGCTTAATGCGAACTGCAAGAGAGAAAAGAATTATCAGACAAAGAGTTGTCTCTACATTGTTAGGAATAGGTTTATTGATCGGTGCAATATATATCTATTTAATTTTTCAACCACCGTTATTTAATGACTAAATGGCATGGAGGCAAAGGTAGTAAACCTAGACCTATAACAAATCAAAAACAATTCGAAGAAAATTGGGATTCTATCTTTGCTCGTAAAAAAACTCCTAAACACGGTGCTACAAAAATTCACATTGACAAGACCAAACTAAAGCCTAGAGATTATAAATATAAGAATAAGATAGAGGAATAACCATGAGTATAGATTTAGATAAATTTGATTTTGGGTTTACGGCCGTAGACGAAGATGAATTGGAAGTCGTACAGAAACAAAGTCAAAAATTAGAAACAACTTCAGGCAAAGCAGAAGAGCTAGAAGAAAAATTAAATAAATTATATAATTCTATATTACCATTATTAAGTAATTTAAAAGCAAATCCAGAAAAGGATTATATTTATTGGCCTAAGAGAACAGAAAAAGTAGAAGCATTCGAAGATTTAATCGCGGAGATAGTTAAGTAATGGGTGTTAAAGGTAGTGGAGAATTAAGATTTCCAGATCACAATAACGAAAGTACTGGTCAAGATATAACAGAAGAATTTGGACCAGATGGTTCAGGTCAAGTTAATCTAAAAGATTATTATAGAGGTGGTAGTAAAGTACCAAATAATTCAGCAAATACTAGTGTACCAGATGGTTCATCTGGCAATACTGAAATATCATTAAAAGATTTTTATAATGCACAAGATAATAATTTAGATGGTAATTTAGCTGGTACTACTGGTAGTTTTTCTTGGACTAATATTAAACGTACTGGAACACAAGCACAACAATTTCCCTTAGATATAAATGGTACAGAAAGAGATTCAAACTTTCCTGGTTTTTGGGAAATGTTAACTCTAGCACCATCTAATTCTAATGATGTTTCAGATCAATCAAATGCTGTAGGTTCAATAGAAATTTGTCACGATCAAGCAAATAAAAGAATATTAATATTATTATTAACAATACTTTTAATAGCTTGCTCTAAACCAAAAGAGTGTTGTGGACAAGAATTAGATGTTAAAAAACTTTTAAAGTTTTCTACGTTTTATGCTGCTGTTAATGGTGGTACATCATTATCTGATGTAAAAGTATTTTCTGTTGATAATAAATTATCAACTACAACTATATCTACGCCTTATGATTATAACTTTACAGTTGGTCTTCGTAAAATAGCTAGGTTTGGTTATGAAAACAAAGCTAATACGTTTTACGATGGTA